ACTTCTTTGTTTGTCGAAAATGGCGTTAGATTCTACGGACACTTATAGGAGGGAATAACCATGGCCGATTTATCACAATTCACAAATCACCACCTGCTAGCAAAGGCCATCACCGCGCACCAAGAATACATGCGCGAGGAAGCCGCCAGCGTAGGCTATAACGCAGATGCGGCCAGCGGATACCAGCGCGATATGTATGCCGCCCTCGCTGAACTGAAAAAGCGCCGCTACGATGTTTCTTTTTCGACAGGCAAGCTGGTTAAGATCGAAACCTGCGATGAAGGGGCGCTGTAGTTATGACCTTAACCGCAGCACTTTTAATTCTTGGTAGCGGCATGGCTGCTTGCATGGCCCTTTTATGGGCGCTCACCAGCACCAGAACGACACGAAGACAATTTCACAAGACTTGTATTTCTATCAACAGCCTGGAGGATTTTTATGAAGAAAGAAGAAACCTATCTAGTATTTGAAGGCGAAAAGCTGCAAGAAAAACGCCTGCCACAAAAGACGAAGACCAAGCCCGGGGCCGATAGGGTGTGCTGGATCAGCTTTATCATCTTTGGAATTATTGTGATGGCGATGTCGTGGCTGGCCGGATATTTCGTTGAGATTTATCACCGGGCGGAACAGCCAGACCGGGCGCAATTGAGGAATGATCAGGCGGAGATTCGCCGGATGGTCGCGGATAGCAATGCGGCGATGTATGATTTTAAGGAGCGTAGCTATGCAGGCGAATAACGGCATCATAATTCAGAACAAAGACCACTGGCACGAACTCCGCAGCAAGCACGTTGGCGGCAGTGAAATCTCGGCCCTCTTCGATGCGTGTTCATATCTGACGCACCTGGAACTTTACCTGATAAAGAGCGGGCAGGTTTCCGGCATGATCGAGGATAATGACCGCATGCTTTGGGGCCGGTTGCTAGAGGATGCCATCGGGCAGGGAGTAAGCATCAAGAAGGGGTGGGACATCGTAAACCCTCAAAGGTATTATGTATGTGCGGACACGCCTGGCATGGGCTGCACACCCGACCGGATCATACACAACGCGGGTAAAACCACGCCCGGCCTGTTGCAGATCAAGGTGGTCGATAAGTTCGAGTTTATGAAATGGGACGAGGGCCAGCCGCCACTGCAATACCAGCTGCAGCTTCAGCACGAAATGGCATGCGTTGGCTATGTCTGGGGCGCGCTGGCGGTTTTGGTCGGCGGCAACGATCTTCAGATATTCGAATACGATGCACACACGGACGCCATCCGAAAGATCAAGTCCGCTATCAATGATTTCTGGGCCTCTATCGGAACCGGAAGCGAACCACGGGCCGTAGCGAATGATTATGAGGTGGTGAAAGACCTTTACCCGTTACAGGCTGGAAAAGAGGTCGATCTTTCTGCGGACAACGAACTACCAGAACTTTGCGCCCGGGCAATGGCTGCAGCGGAGCGGCGTAAGGAAGCCGAGAAAGAAGAGAAGGCTGCGAAGGCGGAAATTATCCGCAAGATCGGTGATGCGGAGCGTGCGAACTGTAGCGGGTTCTTCGTGAAGTATCCCGAGATCGTCAAAAATATGAGCGCGAAGGAAGCGCACATTCAGAAGTATCGTCAATTAACCATTAAGGAGATTTAATTTTATGACTACCGATAATAACGCACTAGCAAAAGCAGAAGTATCCCCCATTAATACGGTGCGTTCCGCGCTGGAAAAGATGAAGCCACAATTCGCGGCGGCACTTCCCCAGCATATCACCCCGGACCGCCTCTTGCGCGTTGCAATGACGGCCATCCAGACCACGCCGAAGCTGCTGGACTGTGATCGCCAGAGCCTTTACGCGGCGATCATGAAGGCGGCGCAGCTGGGCCTTGAGCCGGACGGGATTCTGGGGCAGGCGTATTTGATCCCATACGGCAAAACGGTGCAATTCATTCCGGGCTATAAGGGCCTGATTGACCTGGCGCGACGCAGCGGCGAAGTTTCAAACATCATCGCGAAAGAGGTTTGCAAGAACGACAAGTTCGACGTGCAATACCACCTGGAAATGCCTTTCAGCCACACACCAAAGCTTGACGGCGATCGCGGCGAAGTAACGCACTTCTGGGCGCTGGCACGATTTAAGGATGGCGGGTTTCACTGGGATTACATGACGCGGGCCGAGGTCGAGGCGATTCGCGATCAATCCTCCGGCTGGCAGTCTGCGAAGAAGTGGAACAAAACAGCGGAAAGCCCATGGGAAAAACATTTTATCGAAATGGGCAAGAAAACGGTTATCCGCCGGATTGCGAAGTTCCTGCCTATGAGCGTGCAGCGCGCCGCCACGATGGACCAGCTTAATGAAGCGGGCAAGAATGCAATTATCAATGATTATGGCGAAATCGTGATCGATGGCACCATAAATCAGGGGGGCGATGATGCACAGGACGTGACGCAATCAACGGCCTCGAAGCTGGATAATTTCGCGGGGAAAGACTCTGCCAAGCATAACCCAGAAACCGGCGAAGTGATCGAGGGAGTGGTTAACGCTGCCAAGGAAACAAACGCAACCGATCAGGCAGAACCACCAACAAAAGAAATCACCCCGCTTTCTGAAAAGCCAACCGGTGCAGAAGCAACGGCCTATGGAAAAATCGTGCTGGAAGAACTGAAGGCCCAGCCGGATAATCTCAAGCTGCAATTCTTCAACATGCGGGATGGTGAGCGCCTGATTCAAGTGCTGAAGGATAAGGGCATGGGGATTCTTGCGGCGGAGATTCGCAAGGTGGTTCCTGAACTTCAGGGAGGTGCTGCTTAACGATTTATGGGGGAGCCGCGTGGATGGACACGCAAAATATATAAAGAATCCTGCCAGGTGCAAAAGCCGGTTACCATCTGGAACAACAGGCCGTTCATATATTTGGCTAGGCATAGCAGCAGGTACTCAAGCCCTGCCTCCCCCACCAACGCAGAAAGATGGAGAATGAAATGAAAGCCGAGACTATTAAAATTCCTGCTGAGATCGAGAAAACGATTTACGTCGCATATGGACTTGGACGTTATAACCAAGGCGATATATCTTTTAGAGATTACCAACCAAAAGACCGATCAAAGGGTTGGGAAGAGGTCGAAATCGCAAGCCAGAAAGTTAAAATAAAAATACCGAAAGGTACGGCTATCAATGGGCGCAAAGAGCTTGTGAGGGCATATCAAAAGCAGAAAGATAAAATCTTGGCTCAGGCTCACGTTGAAGCGGCAAAAATTGAGGACGAGATCCAAAGACTGCTGGCAATAGAATATCAGCCTAACCATTAACACCAAAACCGAGGAATAAATTATGGAAGACCAAATGACTGAAACAACATCAAACCAACTCGCAATATACAACCCACACCGCGCCACCCTGGCGGAATTGAAAGAAGCAAACAAAAGCATAATTTTCAATTACGATACCACGGCTGGCGAAAAAGAAGCGCGAAGCCATATCTACAAACTGCGGCAATCTAAAACTGCCGTGGATAGGGTGCGCGAAACTGAAAAGCGCGAAGTTCTTGAACGCGGGCGGCTTATCGATTCCGAGGCGAAAGAGATCATTGCCGAACTTGACGCCATGATCGACATTCACGCCAAGCCGATCCGTGAAAAGGAGGAGCGCAACAAAAAGCGTATCGCTGCTATTCAGGAAAAGATCGGTCATATCGCCGGGTTCCTGGAGTGCAGGAATTGCAACATTCAGGATTTGGAGGCGGGCATAGCCTATCTTGATAAATACCCCGTAGATGAAACCTTCGAAGAATTCATGGCGGAGGCGCTGAATACAAAGAACGCGGCATTGAAGGCGCAAAGAGACGAACTGGAAATTGCGACAAAGCGCGAAATGGAGCGGCAGGAATTGGAATGCTTGCGTAAAGAGCAGGCCGAGCGCGAGCAAAGGGATCGTGATGCAAAGATAGCGCAGGAAGCGGCACAACGCGCAACCGAGGCGGCCCAGGCGAAAGCGGAGGCCGAGCGCGTCCAGGCGGAGCAAGCTGCCCAGGCGGAGCGGGCTGCGGCTGAAGCAAAGGCGGCGAAGGAGCGGGAAGAGGCAGCTAGGCGCGAGCGCGAGGCTATTGAGGCTAAGGAGCAGGCGGAACGACAAGCCGCTGCGGACAAGGCGGCTGCGGAGAAAGCCATACGGGATGCCGAGGCGGCGGAGAAACAGCGGGAACTTGATGCCATAGCGGCCCGTGAGAAAGCCGAGCGGGATATTGCGGAGGCCGAGGAGCGGGCGCGGCGGAAGCTGGAACAGGAGGCGCAGGAAAGCCACCTTCGGGAACAGGAGCGTGCGGCAAATAAAAAGCACCAGGAGGAAATACACTCCGCCATCATTGCCGGAATGTCAGCCTGCGGGGTTGATGAAGCCGCAACCGTTGCCATGATTTCGGCAATTATTCGCGAACAAGTTCCCCACGTTAAAATCATTTATTAGGAGAATTTATGGCTAAAAAACCACAAAACCCCAGCGCCTTTCCGCAACACGGATGGAGCGAAAACCCGGAAACGATAAAGCGCATGGAGACGCAAGGCGGGATGACGCTGCGGGATTATTTCGCTGCAAAGGCGATGCATGGATTTATTGCAGGAAGTTATAAGGATATTCTCAGGAGTGTTGGATCTGGAAATGTGGAATCTGTTATTTCAGAAGGGGCATATGTCTTTGCGGATGCAATGCTAAAACAAAGGAGCAAGTCATGACCAAAAAACCAGCCGAAAAAGGCCACAACTCACGCGGCGGCTTCGCGGGCGAAAAGCTTCGCCAGTTTGTCGCGCAGCTGGAGCAGCTTGAAATCGAGAAAAACCAAGTCTCCGAGCATATCAAGGACGTTTATGTGGTCGCCAAAAGCACTGGGTTCGACACCAAGATCATTCGGAACGTTCTGAAAATCCGCAAGATGGATCATAGCAAGCGGCAAGAGCAGGAGGCGCTTCTTGATACGTATCTGCACGCGCTCGGCATGGTGCCGGATTTTGAGAAGGAATAAGTCCATGAAAACAGACATCATCATTACCCAGCCCGCCATTGATATCCGCAAGATGTTCGCGCCGGACTATGTTGCAAAGCCCATGCGTGAGCCGTTCGGATACCAAGCGGCTGCGCTCTGGGTGCTGGCCATCATCTACACAGGATGGTTCTGGCTTATCCGCACCGGCGCGACTTTGTATTTCGATGTGGAGAATCGGTTTTACAGCCCGGAGTGTGTGGAGAAGGTGATGTTTGGGTCGCTGTACTTGGCATTATTGGCCACCATGCTTACGGTTTGGATGGTGTGTGGGAGGAAGAGATGAGCACTAGGTTTGAACTCTCGGAAGATCAAAAATTAGCGCGGGACAATCTTGTGAAGAAATGGACAGAAAAGCATCCAGTTCCATCAGCTTCCGATGATCTGGGCATTATAGTTACCACCCACCCCATGAAACCACGCCAGATGGAGGAGAATATGGAAACTAAGCCAATAAAAGCATGGTGCGTTGAAGTCGATGGAGAATTGTGGGTGTCTTATTGTCATCAAGTGCGACGCGACACCCAAGAAGATGCGGAGGCAAATATGCTTGGAGAACCTTATAAAATTGTACGCGTTATCGTCACAAAGGTGACCCCACACAAACAGGGCGGGGGGATGTGATGGAGGCTATTAGACCATGGCATTCGTGGATAAAGCAGCATGAGAATGCGCCGAATCCATACGACCATAAAATGGTGCAGGTGAAGTATCACAATCAAACCGTGGGCGAGGTCAATCCACTAAACACGGGATGGCATCCGCTGTTTAATGTTGCCAGCGTTAAATGGCGCACCCTACCCACACCCCCGCAGCAAGCTGATGAATAGGAGAGAGATGATATGATGGCTGATAATATAAACCACCCGCCGCACTACACCAAGCACCCATCAGGTGTGGAGTGCATACAAATAACGGAGCACATGAACTTTAATTGTGGAAACGCAATAAAGTACCTATGGCGCAGCGATCATAAAAACGGGTTGGAAGATTTGAAAAAGGCTCGTTGGTATATTGACAGAGAGATTGCACGATTGGAACCCACAGCATGAGCAAGAAACCCACGTGTACGGTAGTGGCCTATGGAAAAACACACGGCAACATCGATTGGACTCATGAAATGGAGTTCATCCACACTGTAGTTATTAAGCCGCGCAAAGGATATCACGATACGCGCCGCGTAGCACAGGATGGAACCGTAATAATTGGCATGGAGAGAACAAGGCCATGATGAAGTTTATCGGACTAGGCATAGCAATGGCATTTACAGCGTTTATTGGATTGATGGGAGATTGAGATGGGAAATGAGCAAGGGATTGAAGCGCATGAGTACGACGCCAGCGAGTATATTGCTGACCCGCACCAGCGCCGGAATAAACACCTAGAAAACTACAATAAAGCCATGCAGGAGAATTGCGAACTTAAGGCTAAAATTGCTTATGTGGAAGCCGAACGCAACGCCGCGCTGGAGAAGCTGGAAGAGGCTAATAAAACCATTACTCTGGCGCACCACGGGGTAGATGAATACTTGGGCGGCGATGACACTATTCACCGTTTGCGAGAGATAAGAGCGTTGCTTTCTAAGTCTATAGCCTCCCGCACAACCACACCAGCTTCGGAGGGGAAATAATATGGGGGATAAATCCAGCCTTGAAACACTACTCCAAGACATGAGGGAGCAGGTTGTTTATGCGGGCAAAGCCTCTATGCCGATTCCATTATATGAACGCATAAAGGACGCCACCGCCTCTAACGCTGATGCGCTCAGGGAAGTGCGGGAGGCTTTGGTAGATATAGCCGATTGTTGCGGGACAATATCATTTAGTAGCCATAAACAAATGCGCGAAGCGATTGAGGGAAGCATGGAATTAGCAGAGTCAGCCATCGAAAAGCTAGGCCGCATTATGGCGGGAGGTGGAAAGTGATGGAGAAATTCAACTGGGTGATTATTACGATTCTAAGCCTACTTACCGCGCAATGTTATTGGCAGCGTGGCTACGTTAAGTACGAAAATGGGGCTGCTGTTTGCTGGAAAAGTGGGTGCGATAAACTGAATGGAGGTAAGTGATGGGCCTAAATCATACATACATATCAACACCGAACATCTAAAGCTTCTTGGGAGAATGGTCGTTTGTTGGGAAGACTGCGAATATGAGGCGCCGACAATCGATTGTAAACGCCCGTATGGGAATAGTGACGTTGAATCTGATATTCTTGAGATTATAGGCGCAAAGTTTTTGGAAGAATGGACTGAGCAACAAAGAGAGCATGCACGGAAACTTCATAAGGAAATGGAGTTGGTTCTTCAGGTCGTGATTAGATTTAACAGCGCAGATTTAGGCGCGTACGAAAGAAAGGATTTTAACTGGGAGAAGGTAACATGACTTTTCTTTACAAGACACTGACTCACAGCAGTTACTCAGATATGCGGGCGGTTATAGAAACAGAAGCTACGTCGGATTGGGAGTATCTGGGAGAAGACATTGCTGCGTCAGTCTGTCGCTCTATTTTTAGAAGGCCAAGGGCATCTGAGGAGCAACCCCATGAATAATCTCAACCCCCATGCGCTAGAAGCGGCAAATACTCAAAGCTGCGAATTAATGCAAAAGCTTTTCGATAAGTGCAATCCCTCCACCATGCCTGCGATAGATTTTACCAAGCAAATAATCCAAGCCTACCTCTCGGCACTTCCTGCGGTGGATATAGTCCAAAAATGGCAACCCATCACTGAAGAGCAAAAGAACGGAAACTATATCCTAGCCTGCGGCTGGGAACCATTCGACAAACAATGGCGCTGGGGCAAAACATTCTGGAGCGAAGGCCGGTGGGTGGGCGGAAGTTTTAACTCGCATTGCCAGCCTACGCATTTTTGTGCCTCGTTGGATTTTCCTGCGGCGCCGGAAATTGAGACTAAATCATGATGGATGCAACCACAAAAAGAATCCTTAGTGAGTGCAAGGCCGCATACATAGGTGAGGATGGCCGTTTTCGATATCAGCTTGGAAATCGGCCAGCTGAAACCATCACGCAAATAGAGCAAAGATTTACAGAAGAGAGAAATAGCCATGTTAAAAAATAAAAAAAAGATAAAATATTTCGTTTCATATTCCGGCGTAAAAGGCGGATTCACGGTGTTCGGCAATATCGACGTAACCCTGCACGGAAAATGTCTCGGCGGCATAGAGGATGTGCTCGAGATCGAGAAGCAGGTTGCGGCGTCTCTGGAACTCGAACAGGTCGTGGCCATGAACTGGCGGCGGTTCGATAGCTGACAATAAAAAGCCCGCCAGATGATTAAATCTAGCGGGCCGAGTTGGTGGTGTTTTAGGAGTCCCCACTTGACATTATAAATGATTTGCGAAGAATGACAAGTGCGGGGTAGCTCAACGGTGGAGCGCACTGAGAGACGAGAAATCGGCAATCGGTGAGGCTGGGGGTTCAACTCCCCTTCCCGCTTCATTTTAGACCATATTGAGGACATGCTCGATATGGTCTAGGACTGCACACCCATCTTCGCCATGATCGCCGTCTTTCGTTCGCTTCCGCTACTGCTGCCGAAGTAATATGCCATCACCTGAATCCATGCCGTGCCGAGAGAACCCAGCATAATGTTCAGCACATCTCGGCTTCCACTGGGCACCTCTTGCGTGAGCATAAACGCCAGCACCCCAAAAAACCCCGCCGTGACGCCGACCCCGAGGAAGCCTGGCATTTTATCCTTTGTCGATATTTCCCGCTGGCGGGCGCTATTGCGATCCTCTGCCGATATGCGTTCCAGGTCCACCTCAAGTTCCGCCATTTTGGCCTTGAAATCCATTTCAGCAGTTTTGATTTTTAGAAGGTCCTCCGGCTTTGCCCCAGAAATTGCATTTGCAACGCTTTCCTTTGTTGCGTCGTCTAATCCCAGGGCGCTACCGATCGCCCCTACTGCAAGGCCCGCCAGCGGCCCACCCAGGGCGCTTGCCAGGGTCGGCGCTACCGTGGCAATAATATCGATCCATTTGCTCATGACAGACCCCGCACGGTTAGGGTGAAATTATCTGGAAGCTTCTTGCGCAGCATGGCAAGTGCCGCCTGTGATTCTGTGATAGCGCGGCCATTAAACGAGCGCCCTACCAGAACGCAACCATGGGTATCTTCTATCGTATTTCCGGCATGAATAAGGATTGCGGAGCGGCCAGGAACGTTTTTAATTTCCCATACATCTTTAAATTTTGTTCCGCTAAATTTTGAGCAATTATATTCACCATCAGGAATACAAGAAATATTAGTTTTATTATCATTCCAGGGGTCCTCACAGGTAACGCAAAGCGGCTCGCCGTCCATCGTTAAAATACCGAAAGTGCCCTTCGCAGTTGTCGCGCCTCGGGTTAAGATTATCATGTCCGCCTCACCCGGATTTGCCCGAGTTCTGCCAGGCTCATATTTGAAAGGCTGATCAGCCCATTTCGGGCGGCAAGCTGCTTCATATAATGATCTTCCATGCCGGAATAGACAGCAATCATCATCCACATAAGTATAATTGCGGAGTGAACCGCTATTGATAACCCAAAAATGAATTTTAGCGCTCTCATTTTCCTAGCCCCCGTGCCCGCATGTAAGCATCGAATGCAACCTGCAGCGGATAAAAATTATCATAAGCCCATCCCGCTGCCAGCTTCAAAATGCCGAATCCGGTAAGGGCCGCACTTGCCGAAACCGCGCAAAGAGTCCTCCGATTCTTCTTGGTGGCCGCTTTATATCCAGAATCAAAATCCTCTTTTCTTTGCCGTGCCCGCTCACGATCCTGCCGCGCGCGCTCCATTTCCTGAAGTTCCTCAATCTGATCTCTCACATTATGAGCCATTATTCTTCTCCTGGTCTATACGTCAGGCCCGATATCCTTGTTGACTCACAACCGTACTATACTGGATTTCACGCCTAAACTCCAAATCCTCGTTCTCTATTTCAACGATGGTCACATAGCTGCCCACCGCCAGGGCGTCAGTTTGGTCCGGGGTAAACTGCCCCTGAAAGGCCGAACTGACGACATCCATTTCGTTGAAAACAATGGTCGCGCCCCCCAAATTTTGGACAATCGAAATAACCCCCGTGTACCCGGTAAGGTTGGTTATTTGCGCCCCGGCAGTGTCAAAAATAGTTACCGAAACGATCGGGCTGCTATCTCCCTGGATGAAGGCTATTTCCGGGTTGTTTTCTGTGTTGCAGCAGTTGATCATATGGCCTCTGTCATCCGATAAGGGTTGTTTCAAATGATGGAGAAAGTAGCTGCGTCCGGGCGGATACTTCCAGAATTTCCGATGGTGTAGACATGCTTAATAATACAGCAGAAATGCTGGCGGGGATAGTCGGGGAAACGCTGCGATTCCAGCTTAATCCCCAGCTATTTAACCAGCTTGTTCCCCAGCTATTCACGCAGGCCCCCATTCGTTGCCTTCGCTACCATCGCCGGTGACTTCGACATCATTCACGTATTTAATATTTACGTCCGTTGTGAAGTCATCTGCGGCCAGCCGCGTGGAAACCGCCACGTCGAGGAGCGCGGGGTTCAGGCCCACCACGCTGGCAACACTTCCAGCGACATTTCCGCCGACGTTTCCGGTTACGGCTGCGGCGGTTGGTGTCGCAGCCGTCGCGGCGGTTGTGATCGATGTTTTCATGGTCGGCGTGAAATCGCCGGTCAACGTCATCGCATCGCCTGGTTGCGCCGCAGTTTTTGCCGCATCATAGGCCGCGGTAAGGGCGTATCCCGTTTTGTCGTTGTTGGTGGTCACGGTAACGCCCGAGGCCAGAGCAACCGGCCCGGCGGAGAGATTGTCCAGGTATCCGGCGCGTGGAGCAGTCAGGCGATCGAGAAGCGTGGTGGTGCCGGGCGTATCGGTTCCAGCATATGTGGAGCGTGATGATATTGTGGCGTTGATATTGTCCACCAGCAGTTTTCCGATGCTACCGACCGTGGTTAGCGCAGACGTGAGCGCATCCCATATTGCCTGAATGCCGGCCGAAGAAAGTGAAAAGCCTGTTTTATCGCTGACAGTCACGGAAGGTGTGGCGGCGTTGAGGCTGGTTTTCATGGTTGCGGTAAAGTCACCAGAGGTTGGCGCGTTGGTGAGGTTTGTTACGTTCGTTATCGTGCCTGCCGTGATGTTCGTCGGGCTTGCAACGGAAGTCGGGAAGGTGACGCCTGCGGCTGCCGTGACCACTTGACCGGCGAGATCTACCGTGTCGGATTTAACGAGGGCCGATCCGCCAGTGCCGGTAAAGTTCGTCGGCTGTGTCGTGCCGACGTTGGCGTTGATCGTTGTTACCGATGTCGTGGCGACGTTGTTGATATTTTTTGCGTTCACGTCCGGAATGCCTGCGGTTGCAGGCGTGGCAACGACCGCACCGTTCCAGAATGTAACATCTACCTGAGCATCCAGATCAATTTCCAGCAGGCAAGGAGCCATATTTGCCGCGCCTTTTAGCATAATGCCGACAGATGAAGCGCCCGAGGAAAAGGCGGCATTCGGCGGGCATACCTGATACCATCCGGGCATATTCGTTGCGTCTATTTCTTTGAATCCGCTAGAGGTGAAAGTTCCGACCGTCATCGTCACCAGCGTGATCGCGGTTGCCGTGGTATCGGTATCCCGGTGATAATATGCCGTAAGGCTTCCAGTGCCAAATGCGAGGCCCGTCAATCCAGCACCAGTTGTTGAACTGGAATCCCGTATAAATACCTGAAAAATCTGGCTCGTTGCCCCTGCTTTACGCGCTAATTTCATTCTATTCCTCCATCCATTCCCGGCATATAAAGCATTCCGCTACTTGCTGCCGCCCATGTTCCTGCGGTCGCATTTATAGCCCCGCTCGTAAATAAGACGTTTGCCAAATCGCATCTAAAAGTGCTGGAAATAGTAACTGTTCCAGACCCAGCGGCCAGTTCAATCTTGTTCCCCATGTAACCGGTGGTAAGGCTGGGGGCATCGAGCGTTCCTGTTCCGGTTATTTTTATGGCTGTGGTGCCACTTATATTTCCCGTAGATTGTGCCTGGCGCAGGCCACCACCAACCTCAATACTTTGCCCGGTTAAAGTTGTTGCGCCCGCGCCACTTCCTATGGTTAAAAGGCCACTCATCAACAGCTTTGAAGTGTATGTCACTGTAACTGTTCCGCCAGCATTGGTGATCGTCACGTCTTTCCAGGTTATGCCATCGAGATTCATGGTGCCAGCGGCAGGAAGGAATAGTGTGTGGCCTCCTGCGAATGAAAATGTCCCTGCCGTATAAGTATAAGTGCCAGTGCCGAAAGTGAGTGAACTGCCCGATGCAATTGTGATTGTGCCAGCGGAGTTGAAAGTCAGACTATTATTTATTCGACCCGTGCTACCAGTCACCGTGCCACCACCAACCACGATCAGGCAGGTTCCAGAGATGTTGCCGCTCGTGACGCCAGTGGTTAGTCCGCCGTTGCAGGTTATCTGATTCCCATTCAGCACCAATGCATTTGCGGCTGCCCCTAGAGTGGCTAAGCCAGTGACTGTCCAGTTATCGGCAAAAGAGTCTGTAACAGTTCCAGTAATCGTAAGTGCATTTGGCCAAGTGACTCCATTTGATGTCAATGTTCCAGCGGCATTGACTATAAGTGCGCCAGATCCCGAAATTGTAGCGCTTGCCCCAAGCGTCACAGAACCAGAAACGGTTATCTGGTTTGTCCAAGTAAATGTTCCTGTATAAGCCGAAAAATCTAAGCTTTGGCATACTCTGGCCGTTGTATCGACAATGCAACTCGATGGTGAATTTCCATCAAGAATAACTGCGTCAGAAGCGGTTGGTACGGCTTGTCCACCAGCCCCGCCGGAGGTTAATGACCAGTTGCTTCCTGCACCAGACTGACCCCAGTTTTGATTTCCCGCCGATCCCTGTACAAAATATCTATTTGCCATTTATACGCCTCATGCAAACGCCATATACATATAAACCGCACCGTTGCTGTTCACGCTTCCGCTGGTCGATTTTATCGTGAAATCTGATGCATTCAAGTCAGCAAAGTTATTCGTTGCTTCCACTCCTGTATCAACCAGATTCACGCTGGCAGTATTGCCATAAATCATGGTTATATTATCGCCGGATGCCAGGCGTTTTATAATAATAACCAGCTTCGGCGTGAACCCAAGACTTACTACCGGACCCGAAGCGCTTCCATTTCCTGTGTAGGTTCCGAACTGACTTTTGCCCGCCACGCCTGCGAATAAATATGCAATATAGGTGGCGCCATTCGTATTCGTGGACGCATTGGTTCCGACCGAGAACACGCTAGATGTTGGCTGTGTCCCGTTCCAGAAAGTGCTATCATTCATGAGATTTGCGCCAGTGCTGGCCGCCCACGTAATTGCGTAATTTTCTGGCGCGGAGGCGTCTTCGTTGAAATCGTATAATGCATAATCTTCCGCCGCACTCAGTTTTTTAACCAGCATCACGGCCGGCGCGACTCCGAGTGAATGGCTAATTGTATGAGCAGACCCCGTGCCGGTATAAGCAACGATATCAAAGAAGCCTGCCAGTTTTTTCCAGAGGAAACTTTGATATGTAGCTGCAGACTGATTGACCGCATTATTTGCCCCCAGAACAATCCCGTCGGCGGCAAAAGAAGTTATGTAGTCGGTTAGGCCAGTTGCTTGTGCGGCATTCGTTGGTGATGCCAATGCAACGCTCGTGCCGCGCGTGGCGTCCTGCAAATTAAATTGCTGGCTTGCATTGCGCTTTTTCGTGATCGCCAAATCTGGCTGAAAACCAGCGCCGTTCACCGCATTTCCGCCGGAGCCGGTTCCGGTGTATCCCAGCGTATTAAATGCGGATACGGCCGCCTGTCCAGAAGGTCCAAAATTTCCAACGGGAAAAAACATTACTGAAGCACCTGAATGTTAAGGAAAGAGTATCCATTGTTCTTCGTTATATAGGCAAAGAAATCATCGCCGTTCGTGGTAGTGAATGATCCAGAAACTTTCGTGAATCCAGAAGTTGTGATTGCCCCGGCGGAGCCGTTGTTCGTGTACTGAACAATAATGCAGCAATCATTGGATGGCGGTGCCAAGGTGTGCGCCCCCCCGTTGACCGCATATTGAAAATTTCCGTCTGCAGGATCAGGCGTGAAGGTGCCAGAGGATTTTGTGCCGGCATTGTTTGGCGTTGCCGAAAATCCTTTTGTAAATGTGGCAGCATTTCCCGTGGTCACGACCGTGGAGCTCGTCGCCGGGAAGGCGAAGGAGGTGCTGTCCGTCCCGGTAAGCGTTAAAGAATTGCTACAGGTCAAAGTTTTGCCATCGGCAACCGTAATCGTGCAGCCCGTGGCCGGGGCAGTGAGCGCCACTTTGTTGATGCTGGTCGCTGCTGCCACGCCCAGAATTGGTGTCACCAGCGTTGGTGATGTTTTCAGCACTACGTTGCCCGAGCCTGTCGTTCCGTCGCTAAGGTCGCTCGCCGCCAGTGTGCCGACAGTGATCGCCGCCCCCGTGGAGGATTGCTTCAAAACCTGAGAAGTTCCGCCGGTTGCGCTGAGATCAGCATTCGTGCCGCCATAGGCGAGACCAATTTTCGTGGCGTTCCAAACGCCAGTAACCAGCGTGCCGACGGCGGTTAACGAGGAGGTGACGATTGCAACGGCCAGCGCCGTGCCTGTGAGGCCCGCAGCCGGTGCAGAAGTGGCAGCAATCGTTCCGCTACCAGAAACACCAAGGCTTGCACCGGTGCCAACCACCATCGCCGCAGTGGTATTGGTGCCGCCACTTAGAGAACTGAACGCGCCAGCGCCGCCCCCGACCGTCACCCATGATGTGTTCGTTCCATCGGTAACGAGTGCCTTGCCCGCATTCCCTGTCTGCGTGGGGAGGATATTATTCAGGGCATCGTTTGCGTCGTCCATATCCGACAGGTTATTTGCCGTCTGTGCGAAATACCCCACGTCCTGGACCGCAGAACTGCCAAGCGTGACCAGAACGTCTGTATCTCCGTCACGTACTGCTACCAGCTGATCGGTAGTATTAACGAATGAACTGCCATCAGCTATTTCACTTAGTTTTGTCATATCTTTTTCCTAACCTATAATTTCAATCGCGAACCAGCAAACGTTGCTGCCGTTCGTATTTATTGAACCACCCGAAGATTGAACCGTGACAGAGGTAAACGTATCCCCCGCCGAAACCTGAAGAACGGTGGATGCCGTTGTCAGGTTTGTCGTGAGTCCGGTCACTGCAATGTTTGGCTGACCGGGGAAAGTGGTGCCGTTTTTCCGAATGTTTAAAGTGAGCGGGGTACCGCTCGCCATTCCAATTCCTGCCGATATTTTAATTTTCGTGACGCCAGCCGGAACCGTGAAAGTGGTGCTGCTATTCCACAGACCCAGAGGATCATAGGCCGCAGCATTATAAGTCAACGTTGTTGCCGACGCATTCGGGATAGATTGCGCCAAAGTCTGGTAGACCAGCGCGCCCATTCCGGCCAAGCTGGAAATCACATTATTCACCGTGCCGGAATCCAGAACTGCGTTGCCACTGAAGTTGGTGATCTGGTTTCCCTTCACCGTACAGTTCGTGGTCGTCGCCTGCAACCAGATACCGGTCGTGCAATTGTCGATCCGGTTGTTGCAGATCATGTTGTAGGTCGCAAGAAGCGTCACGATACCGTTGCTGGAACCGCCGCCCAGGCCGATGATGACGTTATTACAAATCATGTTGTTGTCGGACGTGCCGCTATTTACCGTGTTATCCACGAATACAGCACTGAATGCGCCCGCAGAATTCTGATAAAGCAGGTTATCGCAAATCACCATCTGCACAATGTTTCGTGCATGGATGCAGTACGTCACCGCGTCGATATGGCAGCCCGTAACTTTTAATAATGGAAGGCCAACAGCCGGTGAACTCTGCACCCAGTTAATTCCGATAGTGACCGCGGCGAGCACCGTATTGCACACCAGCATCCCTTCAATTTCCGAGGTAACATTGATGCCGGTCGCAAGCAGCCAGAAACGGCACTGGTTAAATGCAGGCTCGACCGCGTGCGTGGATTGTGAATTTTGAATCTGGACGCCGACGCCGAAATAAGATCCTGCCGACAGGATGCCGCCGAACTTGGTGTCGAGGATAGAAACGAAAGTGCATCCATCCAGCAAGACGCCGTTCGTCCAGTATGTGGTGGATTGATTCCCCGCGAACACGCAATTGAAAATGCGCTTTATAGGCCCAGGGTTCGGGGCGTTACCGGAAATCAGCGACAGGCCCGTTCCGCCGCCAGCCGTGAGCGTCTTGAACATCAGGCCTTCCGCACCGACCAAGCCAGCATCAAGGGCTCCGGACGTGAAGGTTATCGAGAAGCCGCCCGTCGCCGTAGTCCATTTGAGAATGGAAACGTTCGGTCCATCGCCAACGAAGAACAGGCTCTTGCCCGTGGCGAGCGTGGTCGAAAATTGCGTCGTGAGGATATATTTCCCCTGTGGAATATACACGATCCCGCCTGCGGAAGCGGCTGCTGCTGCGGCGATGCAATTGGTGAACGCCGTGTTATCATTCGTGGAATCATCGCCCAGCGCACCGTAGTCTTTCACGTTGAAAATCTGGGCATTGATCCCGAGGGTTCCGCCCGTGATTTTAAGATTCGAATTCGTGGCAAGCGTGACGTTGCTGTAATTTCCGCTGCCATTATAGCCACCAAGACTATTTGCCGTAGATGTCGCCATCATGCCGAAAGTGACCTTGTTGGCGCCGATCGTGGTGACCAGGCCACCCGAAGTAGAGATGTCCCCGCTAAGGTTTCCGGTGCCGAGCGTGGTGCCGCTTACCCAGTATGGCAGTGAGCCGGTTGTGATGCTTCCGCTCGGGTTCAGCGATCCGCTTCCCGCACCGTATTGGAAAACATCAAGAATAATCCAGTTTCCCGATCCAAGATAACGGGCACGGACATAATCATTTGCCACAACAGAGAGATCAACCGCATTCGGGCAAATCAGCGCGCTGCTGTGCGTCAATGTCACCGCCGCGTTGAACCGCAGGGCATAATCCGTGGCATTCAGCGATGCGGACGAACCGAACGAAGCGATCGTGCCGGACCCGTTCACCAGAACGTTAGGGCTTCCGCCGGCGCCAAGGTTCGTGGTGGACGCCGTTGCAATGGTCACTTCTGGCGTATTAAGGCCAAGATTTCCCCGGGCCGTTGCCGGATTGCTGACATCGGATAGGTTGTTGCCTGGCTGAAGGAATGCCGATGTGTTGGAGAGCGCTGCCGTGCCAAGTCCTAGATTCGTGCGGGCCGT